GCTCTTAAAGGTCTATTCCGCATGATTACACCATTCTTGACTCTTAAAGATATTCCTCTATTGGCAGTCAATCACACGTATCAAACACAAGAGATGTTCTCAAAGGCAGTTGTGTCTGGTGGAACTGGTGTAATGTACAGTGCAAACGATGTGTGGATCATCGGTCGCCGCCAAGATAAGACAGGTACCGAAGTGCAGGGCTATCACTTCATTATTAATATTGAGAAGTCTCGCTTTGTGAAGGAGAAGTCTAAGATTCCAATTAGCGTAAGTTGGAATGGAGGTATCGAGAAGTGGTCGGGCCTATTGGATCTTGCTCTTGAAACTGGTTACGTTGTTAAACCTAAGAATGGTTGGTACATGGCAATGAATCCAGCGACAAAGGAAGAATTGAGTGGAAACCTTCGTGCTGCACAAACAATGACTGAAGAGTTTTGGACAAAGATCTTTGATAAGACAGACTTTGAAAAGGCTATTGAGAAACGATATAAGGTTGCTCATGTTTCTATGCTTGAAGAACTTCGCACTAAAGATGAAACACTTACAAAGGAGGTTGTTGAAGATGGAGATTCCTAAGTACACAATGGTTGAAAAAGANGACGTAGATTACTTCGGCTTCAAGATTCAAGAGGGNGAATATAAGGATGTTGTATATTTCTATGGTGAAGTGAAGATCGAAGAAAATGAAGAAGAGGACAACGCAGTCCTCAACTTNAATTATAAGATTGACAATGGGAATGAACAGTATAGTATAGAACAATTACAAGACTCTGTTAAGTTCAATGACTTAATGGGTGATATCCTAGCAACAATATTAGATACCGAAAATACAGAGAATGACAAAGGACTTACAGACGATAATTCTTAATAACTTAATATACAATGAAAACTTCACAAGAAAATCATTACCCCACTTAAAGGCTGAATACTTTGAGAAGTTTAATGCACCTGTATATAAGTTAATATTATCTTTTATAAGTACATACAATAAACTGCCTAATTCTGCGGCTCTAGAGATAGAGTTTCAGAATTCGGATCATGTTTCTCGAAATGATGCGAATGAGGTCCTATCCCTCATTCGTGCGCTGGACAAAGAAGAGAAGGTTGATGACACGTGGCTGATTGACTCAACCGAGAAGTGGTGTAAAGATCGCGCCGTTTATCTTGCTATCATGGAATCCATTGAGATCATTGATGGTAAGAAGAGTGATAAATCTGAAGGTGCCATCCCCGAAATCCTATCTGATGCACTTGGTGTTTCGTTTGATTCAAACGTTGGACACGATTATATCGAAAACTCTGATGAGCGATTTGCTTTCTATCATAAGAAAGAAAACAAGATGCCATTTGATATTGAGATGCTCAACACCATTACAAAGGGAGGTGTTGGTCGAAAGACACTGAACATCATTCTTGCTGGTACAGGTGTTGGTAAGAGTTTGGCGATGTGCCACTTCGCCGCTGCTGCTCTTACCGAGGGCAAGAGTGTCCTCTACATCACATTGGAAATGGCGGAAGAGAAGATCGCTGAACGTATCGATGCAAACTTATTTGATGTTGATATTGGAGATATTGAGAATATGCCCAAGGAGTTGTTTGATACCAAGGTGAAAAAGATTCAATCTAAGACTCAAGGGAAGTTAATCGTTAAGGAATATCCGACTGCTGTGGCGCATGCTGGACACTTCCGTGCTCTTCTAGAAGAGTTAAAGATGAAGAAAGATTTCAAACCTGATGTCATCTTCATTGATTATCTTAACATCGCAGCATCTTCACGAATGAAAGGTCTCGGAGGTTCAATCAACTCATACTCATATGTCAAGGCTATTGCCGAAGAACTTCGAGGCATCGCTGTTGAATTCAACGTACCAATCTGGTCTGCAACTCAGGTTACACGAACAGGATTCGGCAATTCTGATGTTGAGATTACAGATACTTCAGAATCATTCGGCTTGCCAGCAACTTGTGATTTAATGATCGCACTAATCTCAACAGAACAGCTTGAAGGTATGAATCAACTCATGGTGAAACAACTTAAGAATCGATATAATGACCCAACACAAAATAAAAGATTCGTTGTTGGAATTGATCGAGCCAAGATGAGATTGTATGATGTTGAAACTTCGGCTCAGAATCTATCAGGTGATGGATCGTCTAATTCCACATCCACACAGTCTGATACAGACTTCTCAACATTCAAGATTTAATATGATTACAATATCGATAAGCGGTGCGACTAAGTCTGTGAGAGAGGAGATTGAGAGTGCCTTCTTCTTCTATGTTAATAGACTTATGCCAAGACTGAAAACACTTGAAGTGGATGTAAAGTTCATAAGAAACTTGGCTGGAAAGGAATGTCTTTACGGCGACTGTGCATGGAATGATAAAAACCATCAACCAAGGGATTTTACGATCAGACTTGATTCTGCGATAGATCTAGATTCGATTCATGACACCTTTGCTCATGAAATGATTCACGTGAAACAGTATGTGAGAGGTGAGCTAGTTGATTTGATTCGAACTCCAACTGCCTGTAAATGGATGGGAGAAACAGTTGACTGGACTAAATTAGAGGATAATGAGCCTTGGGAAATAGAGACATACGAGAGATCAAATACCTTATATGAAGAGTGGAAATGTTATAAATAGTATAAACAAAACACTAACAATAATTTATGGGATATATGCAATCATTTAAAGAGTTTATAGTCGAGGCTGTAGAATTAACACCTTCGGAGTTGAAAAAAGTAGCCACAGCTGGTCCATATAAGAATCAAGAGCGGACTGATATCCTTGCGGATCTTATCAAAAAACAAACACCATTGGAACTCGTTAAGGGTAAGGATATCATCATTGCCAATGTTCCAGAGACATTGGAGAAGATCGCACAGTTTAAAAAGGATGGCAAAACCTTTGAAATGACGGGTGTTAATGGTCGCACCATTAAATCTTCCATGCTGAATAAATCAAAATATTTTGGTGGCGGCGCAGGGGCAGGTGGTGGAACAAAGCAGACAGCAATTGGCGAATCTGCACAATGCGTATGGATGGCTGCAATGTTGGAAATTGGATCTGCAATGCCAATTGATAGTTTCACTGATAAAGTTCTTACTAAAGCATTTAAGTCTGTAAGTGTCGGAAAAACAAGTCTCAAAGAAATCCTTGCTATTGATGATAGTTGGAAAATGTCATCTTATCTAACCGCACAGTATGCTATTCAGAAGGATGTCATTGAAAGGGGTATGATCTTTCATCGTGATGATAAACTTATGAAGGCAATTTATGCGGCTAAGAATACTGCGTTTAAGAATAACGGATTTAAACCACTTCCAGATGACAAGTGGAATCCTGGCGATATTTGGGCTGAAGAAAAAGGTTTCAATATCAAGGAACTTGATACATCTAGCTTAGAGGGTCTCAATAATGATATTTTAGATCTATATCTTCAACAAAGACTAGTTGGTATTTCATTGAAAAAGGTATCCAGGGCTGTTACCAGTGTTGAGAAGAATGTTGAAAGACCACCACTAACAAGTGATCATAAATTTTCTGCGGGGCGTATCAAGTCTGTATCAAAAGGTGAATGGTATACAACCAAATCTAACTTTGTAGACTTTCAAGGTGGCTGGATGTCATTGAGTGCAAACAAGGCCTTTGGCTCACACAAAGTGGAGATTAAAGGTAAAGGTGCACGCGGCGGTGGTGCATCTTGGGGAGTAATGCAAGATGCGGCTCAACGAGTCTATGGAGGTAAGAAACTACCTAAGAATTCTGATATGGCCAAGGAGGCCAAGTTGATCGCGGCTGGTGATAAAAAGGCTGTCAATAAGTTCACATCGATGCTCCAGAAGTTTGATAAGACAATTTCATCTGAACAGGTCGTTGAAGAACTTGGAAAAATGAAAAGTAAGGCAGCCGCAGTGTGGATTCATGGAAAACTTGGTGGATTACATATTCTCACTTTGATCCACCAAGGTGGCACAAAGGCTGATCAGTTTGTTACACAGATTGTTAATTACGCAGGTAGTTCAACATCAGATTCTAGTGCATACATAAAGTTAACCGAAAAATAATGAGTCAATTGGAAACAGCCCTACGATTCCACAGAGAGAATCAAATCCCATTAGCACATAACATTTTCCGACCACACTCGGAGAATTACTATAAGCTATTTGAATATGCTAGACAGATGAAAGAATCTGCATTAAATCCATTGAATGAGTTTGATGAATATCTTTTATCAACAGATATCGGTAAACTTGCAATGTATGAAGGTGTGGAAGTTCCTTTAGATCATCCATTGATTGAAGCAGAATATAAAGGTGATGAAGTCGAATTGAATAAACCAAAACGTGGCGGCAAAAAGAAGTTCTACGTTTATGTTAAGAATGATAAAGGTAATGTAATCAAGGTTCAGTTTGGTGATACATCTGGTCTTAAGGCTAAGATCGATGATCCCGAAGCCCGCAAATCTTTCGCGGCTAGACACCAATGTCATTTAAAGAAAGATAAAACAAAAGCTGGCTACTGGTCATGCAATCTCCCACGATATGCCGCANAACTTGGCTTAAAAGGNGGNGGNNNNTTTTTTTGGTAATATGAGTAAACCATACACAGATAAAACAGAAGGTAAACTAAAGATTCGTACATTTGAATCTAACATTGAATCGGATGAATTGGTTTGGCACCGTGATCGAGTAGATCGTGTTATTACAGTACTAGAAGGTGATGGATGGATGTTTCAAATGGATAATGAAGTTCCTCAACTATTAGAGGCTGGAGATATTCTTAATGTATCCAAAATGGCTTATCATAGAATCTATAAGGCAGGAACAACTCCACTCAAAATCGAAATAGATGAATCAATGAAAACATTTAAAACATTTTGTGAAGAGACTGAATTAGAAGAAGGATATGCTATTGACACCACACCTTGGCAATTCTCACATAAAGGACAGAGTCCCAAAGGAGAAGGAAACTGGTCATTTGATTATACAGCATCCATTTCTGATGGTATTGTAAGTGCCTTAGATACAGACACGTTTGTCGCTAAAGCACAATCATCATATAAGGATGCACTAAAACAGTTGACCAAATTCTTGAAAAGAAATTTAAGAGTTAAACCTAAAGATATTAAGATCAAACTTGCACCATAGTGGAATCATTTAAGACATACATAACTGAAGTTACAGCCGAACCATACGACTATGATTGGGATACATTCACATTTGAAATGGGTGAAGGTGATTTCACAACAGTGAATGGTAGGATAATCAATTATAGTATCGAGCACGCTGAAAATACGGTGTTAAGAACTGCAGATGATTTGGAAGCTCATGAAATAACATTTGCTGTATCATTAGGATATAGAGACACAACTGTTAAGACAGATACTGGTAATCCATTCAGAGTGTTTATGACTGTGAAGAAAATGACAGATGAGTATATGAAGAAGTATGGCGACAAGATTAAAATGGTCACATTCTCTGCTGCTAAACAAGACGAAAAAGATCTTGGTCGAAGCAAGCTATACACACGATTTGCAAAACAGTGGCCAAAACTATATTCGAAACAAGATTGGGTCATGTATTCACAGAATAAAGGTGTCGAAGGAACTTACTTCTACGCTGTAAACCAAAAAGTTGTCACAGCTATTGAGACAGACATAATCGATAAGTCAAAACTGAAAAAACTTTAATGAAAACATTTAAAACATATCTATCCGAAGCTTCCAAAGCTGGTAAGAATACTCACATGCAACACCTTGAGGATGCAGTCATCTATGGCGGTGTCAAAGGAACGAGAGAAGCGATCTTTGCTCTCCGCTCTTTAAGAGATATGCTAGCAGGAAATAGTAATTCTTCAACTGATGTAACAGTCAAATGGGATGGAGCACCTGCAGTTTTTGCTGGTATTGATCCAGAAGATGGTCAATTCTTTGTTGCTAAGAAAGGAATCTTTAATGCAAATCCTAAGGTATATAAGTCAGAAGCTGAAGTACGGAATGACACATCTGGCGATCTTGCAGAAAAGCTAGTGATTGCATTCAATGAGTTGAAGGATCTTGGTATTAAAAATGTAATTCAAGGTGATATTATGTTTACTAAAGGTGACTTAGGTAATGAATCAATCGATGGTGAGAAGTATATTACCTTTCAACCTAACACTATTGTTTATGCGGTACCTGCAAAATCAGCACTCGCCAAAACAATACAAAAGGCAAATCTCGGAGTTGTATGGCATACTACATATACAGGAAAAGACTTTGAATCAATGAAAGCATCCTTTAAGGTTGATCTTAGTGGACTTAAAAAGAAAGCTTCTATCTGGTATCAAGATGCTAACTTCAGAGATATTTCAGGTAAGGCGACTCTATCAGCGATTGAAACAGAACAAGTATCTAAAGCACTTGCTAAAGCTGGCAAGATATTCCAACAGATCGCAAGTTCAACTCTTAAAGAAGTTGAATCTAATCAAGCTCTTGCAATTAAACTTGAGACATTCAATAACACTCTTGTTCGTAAAGGACAACGTATTGGAAATACGACTAAGCACGTTCAAGATCTTATCACATGGTTTGATGAGAAGTTTAAGAAGGAGTATGAAAAACGTTCAAGTGAAAAGGGCAAAGCAAATGTTACGATAAAGCATGAAGAGGAAATGAAGTTCTTCTCGAAAGAGAATAAGAAAAACCTTGATCTAATGTACCAACTTCAGAATGCAATCGTCGATGCGAAGTTGCTTATCATAAGTAAACTAGATCAAGTGAAACAACTTGATACATTCATTCGCACTAAGAACGGATTTAAGGTTACTGGATCTGAAGGCTTTGTTGCAATCGATAGAGCAAAGAGTGGTGCAGTGAAGCTGGTTGATCGCTTAGAATTCTCGACTAATAACTTCTCACCTGATACAATCAAGGGTTGGGAGCGATAAGTGTATAAATAATAGTCTAGGTAAAGATTTAATTAAAGAATGGGAAAGATAACTATGATCAAAGGATTTAAACAGTTTAATGAAGAGAAGTCAAAGTCAGTTGTGTTTACTTTTGGTAGATTCAATCCACCGACTACTGGGCATGAGAAACTTCTAATTAAAGTTGCATCATTGGCCATTGGAAATGACTATAAGATATTTGCTTCACAAACAAATAATCCAAAGAAAGACCCTCTTCAATATAAGGAGAAGGTAATGCTGATGCGCAAGATCTTTCCGAAACATGGAAGAAACATTGTCCTTGAACCAAATGTGAAAAACGCAATTGATGCTCTTGTTTATCTTTATGATCAAGGCTACACGAAAGCAACAATGGTTGTTGGTGCTGATAGAATTTCCGATTTTAAGACACTCTTGAATAAGTATAATGGTGTTAAAGCCCGCCACGGCTTTTATGAGTTTACAGATGGTATCTCAATCGTATCTGCGGGCGATCGTGATCCAGATGCTGATGATGTTTCTGGAATGTCTGCCTCTAAAATGAGAGCAGCTGCAATCGCAGGAGACTTTCAATCCTTTGCAAATGGTCTTCCAAAGTCATTTGGAGATAAGTTAGGTGTATTCAATCTTCTTCGGAAGAGAATGGGCCTAAAAGAGATGAACAACTTCCGCAAACATGTTGAATTAAAGACCACAGATATTCGTGAAAGATATATCGCCGAAGAGGTGTTCCTTGTTGGTGATAGATTCTTAAATCTAAATGGAGAGATTCTAACTGTCACCGAAAGACGTACAAACTTCATCGTTGGTTCGGATGATAAGAAATACTTCCTCAATAAGATTGTTGAGATGAAAGACGAAACCACCATCACTGAAACATCAAGAGTGACCAAACATATAAAGAGTTTTAAAGATATCCTTGGAGAAAAAGTTGAATATATGTCAATGAGTCAACTCCAAAAGATGTTGAAAAAGGAATATGGATTAAGGGCTAAAGATCTTAAGATAGTGAAGATTAAGGGTGGATTATCCATCCAAACACCAAGTGGTCAAGAACTCGAAAGATATAATCATGTACCAAAACTGGGATATACAATATCTGAGGCAAAAGATTGTTGGGATGGTTACGAAAAGGTGCCAGGCATCGCCCGCGGCAAAAGGGGCTCGTGTGTGAAGAAAGAAGACACACCAGTTGAAGAAGGAGTAGATGATCCAGCAATCTTCAAAGCAGTATTCCTTGCTGGCGGCCCAGGATCTGGTAAATCATTCACTGTTGGTAAGACTGGTCTCACAGCCCTTGGATTCAAGATTGTTAATTCGGATGATAAGTTTGAAGCAGCTTTAAAGAAAGCAGATCTTGAACCAACACCAGATAATATCTTTAGTCCAAAAGGTCAAAAACTTCGTGGAAGAGCCAAAGAATTGACAGCAAAACAAAGAGATCTTTATATCGATGGCCGCCTCGGTTTGGTGATTGATGGAACTGGTAAGAACTTCGCCAAGATTAAAAAGCAGTCTGAGTTACTTAAAGCAATTGGTTATGATGTAGCAATGATCTTTGTTAATACTGATCAAGATACTGCACTAATCAGAAATAGAAAACGTTCTAGAAGTCTTCCTGATGCCGAAGTCGAAACCATGTGGAAAGAGGTTCAGAATAACCTCGGTAAATTCCAATCGATGTTTGGTTCCAACTTTGTTATTGTTGATAACTCTGAGGGTGCAAACATTGAGAAGGCAACCACATCTGCATATAAGAAGATGGCTAAGTTCGCTAAGGATTCTCCTAAGAATAACATCGCTAAGAAGTGGATTTCAAAACAACTCGGAGAAGCGACATGGAGATCGGAAGGTCATTATACAGCAGACGGCAAAGAATGGACTGGTGATCAACACCAAACTGACGGTCAAGTAATGACAGGCAAGGTTCATACCGATGATAGCGTAAATCTATATCACTTCAAAGAACTATCACCAGAAGTGAGAAAGAAAATTTCAGCAACATTTAAACAATATAAATAGTTAGTAATAGCAAAACAAACAGAATTAAAGATAGTATAGAAGAAAGAAGTGGGTATAAAACAACTTTATTATAAATACATAAAGAATACTCCAAATCAAAAACTTAATGGGAAAACTATGAAAAGAGAAAAATTTATACCTGAAACCGTCATCGATGAAGATGTCCCAGCCTTTATGGGTGCTCTGGCTCAAGCGGCTAAAGCTGGCAAGAAAGAATTTAAATTCGGGGAGAAGACATATAAGGTCAACTTGAAGAAGGATGTGGCTGATAAGATCACAAAGAATATGGATGAGAAAACAGATTTTGAAGAGGGGAATGAATTCACATCAGCAGCTGCTAAAGCAAAGCTTGCTGGCAAAGATGAATTTGAATTCGAAGGCAAAACATATCCAGTAGAGATCGATCAAGATGCTGCTGAAAAGATTCTTGGTAAGAAGGAATCAGTTGAGCTTGAAAGAACAAATATTCTAACACCTGATGAGTATGATGAGGTTTCAAACTTTAAAAACTTCAATAAGAAGGATTGGAAATGGAACGCAATCCAAAAGAAGTTCGTTCGTAAGGTAAAGGTTAAGGAATCTACAGATGTTGATCAACTTACCGATGCTCTTTCTGAAGCAACAGCCTCAGACTATGCCAGACTTTCAGATCCAGATTTAAAGGATCTACTTGCAATCTTCAGAAAAGTAGGTAACACTGCAGCCAAGCCGATCATCAAAGCCATCCGAACTGAGATGAAGAGAAGATCTCTCAAAGAAGGGGAAGAGATTGAGCTTGAAGAAGCGGCTAGACCATTCAAGGATCTTGAAAAAGCTTGGATCAGAGCAAAGGATAATGATAAGAAGAGAGAAAAGCTCATTAAGAAGCATGATCTCAAACCAATCATTTCTAATGTGAGACCAGGTGCTATTAAACTCGGTCCTCTTAATAGTCTTAATGCAAAGGGTAAACAAGAATTCACAATGGTAGGATTAGATGCTGACGGCGAGTTAATCTTCGTTAGTAATAATCCATTGAGAATTCACTATCCAAGTAATGTTAAGGATCGCCCATCAGGTGAGGAGATGAAAGAGTCTGTTTCACTTAAGAGCCTTCGCATTCGCCGTGCAGTTGAGCTGTCTGTAAATGAATCAATTTCAGAAAGACTTGATGCTTTCATTACTGAGTCGAACATTGATGCTACTTGGACTCCAAGTAAAATAAAAAATGCATACAAGAAGTATATCATTGAAGCAGATTATCAACTCTATCATCCCACATTTACAGCCGCTGCTAAGGCTGCCTCAGATCTTGCTAAGAAGAAAGGCTTTGAGGTTGATGAAGATGATTGGTTCAACCAAGTTTCAACTGGACCTAAAAAGCCAGGTAAAGGCAAGACTAACCGATATGTCGTTAAGGTTACCAAGAAAGGTAAAGAAACGAAGAAAAGACTTGCTTTCCAAGTCTATGGTATGGATTCTGGCAAGTATGAACTGAATGCTTATGTTGAATCTACACAGATTCAAGAAGTTAATGAATCAACCATGGATAAGGTTAATGCAATTGTATCAGATAAACAAGCCGCAAAGATCGGTGGAAAGATGATTGATATGCAGACCGCTTCTGTAATTGTGCAGGTTTACAGTAAGGTAAATGCCGCAACCAAGAAGAAGATGGAAAACGAAAAGATTGAGAAGCTTGTTAGTATCGCTCAGAGAGTGATGGCTAAAGAATCTGTTGAAATCGAAGAAGCAACTAACGCAGATCTGAAGAAAGTTCTTGCTACTGCAAAAAAACTTGGTG